CTAGGATACATGAAAAGTATAACTGGATTAAGTTGACCAAGAATGCTTTTAGCGATTTAGATAAAAAATTTTCTTAGCCCTTCCCCTTTTAATTAAACTTTGGTAGAATTGAGCTTCAACTAAAAAATCATATACCGCAAGGCGGAGAAAAGGTGTCATTTAAAAATGTCAAAAACTATTGAAAACCCATACGAAAACTTTATTGCTTTATCTAGATATGCACGATGGATTCCAGAGGATAACCGTCGTGAGACATGGGGAGAGACAGTAGATAGATACTTTGATTTTATGCTGAATCACCTTTTTAAAGAATACTCATATGAGCCAGAATCAAAACTAGTTGAAGAACTAAAGTCTGCTGTGTTCAATAGAAATGTAATGCCATCAATGAGATCCGTAATGACTGCAGGTGCTGCCCTAGACAGAGATAATGTTGCAGGATACAATTGTTCATTTGTACCAGTAGACAATCCAAGATCATTTGATGAAACAATGTATATTCTTATGTGTGGCACAGGTGTTGGCTTTTCTGTTGAGTACAAGTATGTTAATAAACTTCCCGCAGTGCCAGAATCATTTGAAAAGTCTGATACAGTAATAGTTGTAGAAGATTCTAAGCAAGGTTGGGCAAAGTCATACCGTGAACTACTTGCATTGCTTTGGTCTGGACAAATTCCAGCAATTGATGTATCTAAAGTTCGTCCCGCAGGCGCAAGACTTAAAACAATGGGTGGCAGATCATCTGGTCCACAACCATTAGTTAATTTATTTGATTTTACTATTGCAAAGTTTAAGTCAGCAGCAGGACGCCAGTTAAAGCCTATTGAAGCGCATGACATTATGTGCAAGATTGGCGAAGTAGTTGTAGTCGGAGGAGTTCGTCGCTCAGCAATGATTTCTCTTTCTAATATTAATGATATTGAAATGGCTGCAGCAAAGTCTGGTAATTGGTGGGAGAATAACACACAACGTGCATTATCAAATAATTCTGTTGCGTATTCACGCAAGCCAGATATGGAGCAGTTTATTGCAGAATGGAAATCTTTGTATGACTCAAAGTCAGGAGAACGAGGTATATACAACGTGGCCGCAGCTCAGGCCCAAGCAGCCAAGTATGGAAGAAGAGATCCAGATATTCACTACGGAACTAACCCGTGCTCAGAGATTATTCTACGTCCTTACCAGTTTTGTAATCTTTCAGAAGTCGTATTACGTGAAAATGATACAAAGAAAGATATCGAACGTAAGGTTCAATTAGCTACAATCCTTGGAACATGGCAGTCTACTCTTACAGACTTTAAGTACCTACGTAAAATCTGGAAAGATAACACAGAAGAAGAGCGTCTGCTAGGAGTATCTTTAACTGGACAATTTGGACATAAGTTTATGTCAGGCAAAGAAGATTTGGTTTCCCTAGAAGAATTCTTGATGACTCTTAGAGAATCAGCAAGAGCAAAGAATAAAGATGAGGCTGGGAAAATTGGGATTCCTGAGTCTGCCGCTATTACTTGTGTAAAGCCATCTGGAACAGTATCTCAATTGGTCGGGGTATCTTCAGGAATGCATGCATGGCATTCTCCATATTACATTCGTACAGTACGTGGTTCAAAGGGAGATCCTATTTCTACATTTTTGAAAGAAGTTGGAATTCCAGTAGAAGACGACGTAATGAAGCCAAACGAGACTTACGTATTTTCGTTTCCAGTAAAGGCACCAGAAGGTGCAATTGTTAGAAATGATTTAACAGCTATCGAACACCTAAACATTTGGTTAGTTTATCAACGTGCATGGTGTGAGCATAAGCCATCTATTACAGTTTCTGTAAAAGAAGATGAGTGGATGGAAGTTGGAGCATGGGTCTATAAGCATTTTGACGAAGTCTCTGGAATTTCATTCCTGCCACATTCTGACCACTCATACAAGCAGGCTCCATACCAAGAAGTTAGCAAAGAAGATTACGAGGCACTTGTTGCAAAGATGCCAAAAGAAATTCGCTGGGAAGATTTGTCTTTTTATGAAACAGAGGATGGAACTTCTACAAATGCTACGCTTGCCTGCAGTTCAGACGGTAATTGCGAGCTTGTAGACATTTCTGCCTAAACGGTATATAATAAATATTGGGGGAAACCCCAAAATTCCTGGGCACAATGCCCAGAAATAGGAGGATCTAATGAAACAAGATCTAAACAATGATGGAAAGGTAACCATGCAAGAGAAAATTCTAGCAGCGTTAGCAAGTTATGGTCGTCACTTTTTGGGTGCAGCCATTGCTCTTTACATGACTGGAAATACTGACCCAGGAGACTTAATCAAGGGTGGTATTGCGGCTTGTCTACCAGTTATTTTGAAGGCACTTAATCCAAATGAAAGCTCATTTGGCTTTACAAAGAAGTAAAATTAAGAAAGTAATTAGGACGGCTCCTGTGCTAAAATAAGCATAGGAGTCTTCCTATTAGGAGAGAAATGTCAGCCCAAAAAAACTTTCAAGTTGATCAAAACACAACCTTCAGGTTTGTTGTTGAATATAAAGATAGCCAAGACAATCCTATTAATCTGACTGGATCTTCTGCAAAAATGCAGGTAAGAGATGGAACATCTGCTTCTAAGCTAGCAGCAACTCTAACATCACCATTGGGTGGAATTGTGATAGACCCTCTTCTGGGCAAGATAACAGTCACGATGACGCCAACTCAAACAAATAAATTATTTTATCCAAAGTCTGCTTACGATTTAATCTTGGTAGACAGCAATTCAAACAGAATAAAAATTATTGAGGGATTTTTAACCCTTAATAAAACGGTGACCATCTAATGCCAACTAATAATAGTAATAACATCGTAGTAACCGAAGAAGTTCACAAGGTCGTAGTTCCTAATGTTGGAATTCAAGGACCTAGAGGAAAGAGCATACTCAACGGTCTTGGAGAGCCCGCAGCCAATTTTGGTGTCGAAGGAGATTTCTACTACGACAAAAATACAACAAGATTCTATGGCCCAAAGCCAAACGATCTTTCTTGGGCGGGAGCAACAAATTACCTTTTAAGCACAGCAACCCTAACTTACCCATTTTCAATAAGTCAGGTCATAGATCAAGGATCTTATTGGGCGCTTGAAATAACTCACAACATGGGATACAACCCAAATGTCACTGTTAAAAATAGCGCAGGAGACATATTAGAAACAGGAATAGACTATAATAGTAACATGAAGATTACGCTGACAATGGCTCAACCATTCGGCGGGACAGCATACCTGTCTTAAAGGAGAATAGAAAATGGCAAGATTATTTGTAACTGATATCAATCTGAATAAGAATGAACTTCAGAATGCCAGAATTCAGGGGCTTACAGCAAATCCATCAGCTCCTGTAACTGGACAGATTTACTACAACACAGTAGAAAATGTAATGTACTACTACAATGGACTTGCATCACCTAATGGTCCATGGATGCCAATGTCTGGCTCCCAAGAAGTCATTCAAGATGTTATCGGTTCATCAGTTCTTGGCGGAACAGCATTAACTGCTACATATAACGATACAGCAGGAACAACAACTCTTAAACTTAATGATACTACAGTAACACCAGGATCATATGGATCACAAACACAGATTCCTACTTTTACAGTAGATGCACAAGGTCGCTTAACAGCAGCAGGAACAGTAGATGTTGCAACAACACTTACAGTTTCAGGCGATGGAGCAGATTCAACATCAATCAATTTATTGACAGAAACACTAGAGGTTAACGGCGGAGAAGGAATTGATGTTCTTGTAACAGATAACACAATTACAATATCAGCAGAAGATGCAACCTCATCAAATAAGGGTGTTGCAAGCTTTGACGCAACAGACTTTACAGTAACATCAGGCGCAGTAACATTAAATGCTGAGCGTGTACAAGATATTGTTGGCGGACAAATTGTTGCAGGCGAAGGCATCGATGTAACATACGATGATGCAGCAGGAACCCTAACAGTAGATGCAGAAATTGCAACAACTACAAACCGTGGTGTTGCTTCTTTTGCTACAGCAGATTTTACCGTAACAGATGGCGCAGTATCTGTTAAGAACGTAAACCTTGGAACACAAACCACTGGTGATTACGTTGCAAATATCACAGGAACAGCTAACGAAGTAACAGTTAGCCCTACATCTGGAGAAGGAACCACAGTAACAATTGGTTTACCAGATGATGTAACAATTACCAACAACTTAAATGTTGGCGGAAACCTTAATGTAACTGGAACAATTAACTCAGTAAATACCACTCAGGTAAATATTGTTGATAATAAGATTAACCTTAATACTGACTTTACTGGAACTCCAACAGCAGATGCTGGAATTCGTGTAGAGCGTGGCGAAGGTGCAGATGTAGAAATTCTATGGAACGAGTCTGATGATCGCTGGACCCTTACAAATAATGGTACAAATTATCACGCAATTACAAGAAAGTTTTCAGGAACAATTGGAAACGGTGTTTTAACACAGATACCTGTAACCCACAACCTTGGAGCAAGAGATGTCTCTGTTCAAGTTTATGATTCTAATACATACGAAACCGTAGAGTGCGATGTAGTTAGAACTTCTACAAGTGTTGTAACACTAGGATTCACAGTAGCACCAGCCGCTGGAGCATATACGGTAGTAATCGTAGGATAAGGGGGCATTAAGTGTCTGTAAAAAGATTAGTCCCTTTACATGCAGTAGCATTAGAATCAGATCCAGTTGTAGGTAGAATTGGTGATCTTTATTATAATGTAACAGAATCAGAGCTAAGATACTATGATGGTACCACCTGGAATCCAATCGGTGGCGGAGCAATTACTGGCTTATTAGACCATGTTCATACTTACGACGGAAATGTTTTTTCTGTTTCGGAATCTACAGTTGCATCAACTGGAACCTTAGATGGAGGAAATCCATTTTCAGAGTTTGGAAACTTACCAGGAAATCTTGATGCAGGTGAAGCGTAATGGCTATTGTACAAATAAGACGTGGCACTACATCTCAATGGTCTCAATCTACTAAAATATTAAAAGTAGGCGAGCTTGGAATAGATACAACTCTTAATAGATTAAAAATTGGTAACGGTACAAGTCTTTGGAGTAACCTTCCTTTTATTATAGGAGATAGAGGTGCAGATAGTACAGTTCCAGGTCCAAAGGGCGATACTGGAGATCAGGGCCCAGTTGGCCCAACAGGTGCAGCAAGTACTGTGCCTGGACCACAAGGTCCAGCAGGGCCGCAAGGGCCACAAGGACTAAAAGGCGATACAGGATTAACAGGACCAAAAGGCGATACAGGATTAACTGGCGCAGCAGGTGCACAAGGAATTCAAGGTTTAACAGGTCCACAAGGTTTAAGAGGAGAAACAGGTTTAACAGGTGCAGCAGGTGCAGCAAGCACCGTACCTGGGCCACAGGGTTTAAAGGGAGATACTGGTGACACAGGACCACAAGGTCCACAAGGATTAAAGGGCGATACTGGAGATCAGGGCCCAGCAGGCGCAGCAACTTTTAATGGACAAACAGATGTAACAAACGCTGGTCTTACAATTGATAAAATTGCTTATCCTGCAATTACTAGGTTAGATGTAACAAATAGTGGATCTTCAGCATATCTATTTATGAATCAATATGGCGGAAGCAATCCAACAATATATGCAATTTCAGGTACAACCATAGCATTTAATTTAAATGTTTCTGGACACCCATTTTTGATTAGATTTTCTGGAGCAAATTACAACACAGGGCTGATTCACGTTTCAACAACAGGAGTCATATCTACTGGTACCGATGCTCAAGGCAAAACTAGCGGAACCCTATATTGGCAAATTCCTCAAGGTATAAACGGAAATTACGGATACCTTTGCTCGTTTCATAGTGGAATGACTGGTACCATAACTATTAAGGATATAGCAACAATATGACAATAGAGACCGTAGGTAATTGGGAATGGGAAGTAGAGGAAAGCGATACAGCGCCTCTGCTTAATTTGACTATCAAAAATATTTCTGAAAATAAAACAGTAAAACTACTTAATATTAATTGGGCTACTGGAAGAGAAGACTTTTTAGAGCACTCTTACAATATGGCAATTGAAACTCTGAGCGGAGGAGACAACTGCTGTCTTGAAGGAAAGGTTGTGATGATATAAATGGCATCTAGAATAAGAATAAGAAGAGGCACAACAACTCAATGGAACTCTTCTACCAAAATTTTGGAGTCTGGCGAACTTGGTATTGACACAACTTTAAACAAGGTAAAAGCAGGAAACGGAATTAATATCTGGTCAGCCTTGCCTTATCTAACACCACCAGTTGCAGAAGTACAAGAAATGGCACAAGATGGAGTAGCCGCAGCTTTATCTGCTGGAACGCATTCAAATATAGTTGTATCTTACAGTGATGAGAATAACAGCATAAGTCTTTCAACTGGTCCAGATGTAGTAACAACAACTAGTCTTTCAACAACTTTAACAGATTCAACAACTGGATATGTTCCATACGGAGATATTGGTCAGCCAGATGGAGTGGCTTCACTAGATTCAAGTGGTAAGATTCCAGACTCAGAAATTCCAGCCACTATTGCTAGAGATACAGAAATTCCATCATCAACATCTTCTCTATCAGAAGGAACAAATCTTTATTTTACAGATGAGAGAGCACAAGATGCGGTAGGTAACAGCCTTGGATCTGGATTATCATACAATGATACAACTGGTGCAATATCTGTAGATACTTCAATTATATCTACTAAGACATATGCTGAGACAACAGCTACTACAGCAGCTACTACAGTATTTAATAATATATTGGATTCTGCTCCGACAGCTTTAAATACTTTAAATGAACTTGCAGCAGCAATAAATGATGATCAAAACTTTGCAACCACTATTACAACAGCATTAGGAACAAAATTAAATACAGCAACGGCAGCTTCTGACTATTTAAAGATAACTGATGCTGCTTCTACATATTTATCACAAACAGCAGCTACAACAACCTACCTAGCTAAAACTCAGCCAGCTTTAGACTATCAGATTTTTAATAGTGGAACAGGTGGATACGTAGTAAATGGAACTATAAATGGACCAATTACTTTAATTCCTGGAAAGCCTGCCAGAATTTCTATACAAGCACCAGGACATCCGTTTTGGTTTCAAACTTCATATGGAGCATACAATCAAGCAAATGTTTATGAGACTGGTATAGCAGGATCTGGAACAGCTACTGGACAAATAGAAATTTTACTTCCACTAGATGCTCCACAGCTTTACTATGCATGTCAATTCCATGAGCCAATGAAGGGTGTTGTTTTATTTGAAAAAGATAGCAGCCTTCAAACATTTGCCGCCAAGACTGGGTCTTATACTGCAGTTTTAATGGATATGGGAAAGATTATTGAAATGTCAGGTGGCGGAACCTTTACAATAACAGATTCAACATCATTCCCAGTAGGAACAACATTTGAAGTTCTTCAAACTGGATCTTCTCAGGTAACAATAGCTGGAGATGGTTTTACTATTAATGCTACACCAGGTTTAAAGCTCAGAACACAGTGGTCTGCCGCAACTATAATCAAAAGAGGCACGAATAGCTGGGTCGCTTTTGGAGACTTGGTAGCTTGATAAATGTCAAGACTCAATAAAAAATTTTTTAGCCGATTAGGTATCAGAAAAGTAGATGTACCCAACCTATCTGGATTAAATAGAGACCAGGCAATAGCTGTATT